AGAACGCTCTCAATATGGCAACGCTTCGTGAGTCACAGACGGCACAGAACGCATTTATTCAGCAGGGATTCTCTAACGAGGTTGACCAGTTGTATAACAGACTTTCTAACTGTCCTGTTCCTTCAACTCCGGTCTATGGCAGAACACCTATCTTCACTTGCAACAATGGTGGATGTGGTTGTGGCGTAGCATAAGGAGGACAAACAATGGCAGCAGAATATTTAGCAAATGCAATACAGGAAGTATCTTTAAATGCACCTGTAATCTTTAATGCTTCTATTCCTTGTACTCGCGGTTGCATCTACCACGAGGACGAAACAGGAGTTTTTATTCTGCGTGGGGTAACCAATCAGTGCTTTGCAACTTATCAGGTAACATTTAATGGGAATATAGCAGTACCCGAAGGTGGCACTGTTACTTCCATAGCTATTGCTATTACAGTTAATGGTGAACCTCGTCTTACAAGCCGGGCTATTTATACGCCTGCTGCCGCAGATGAGTATGGCAATGTTACCAGTACTGCGATAATAAAAGTACCAAGAGGATGTTGCTTCTCAATTTCAGTAGATGCCGTACCGGCTACAACTGACCCGACAGTAACACCCGCACCGGTTATCAATGTGCAGAACGCAAACTTTACCATATCGAGAATAGCATAGAAAGGAGAACGGATATGCACAAGATACAGATGTATGAGAACCTCCGGGATATGCTTGAACGAGAGGTTAAAGACATTGAGAAGAAAGGTGACCTCGATGTCCAGTCATTAGATAATCTTTACAAATTGATGGCTGCAATTAAAAACACCGACAAATGCATAGACTATATGAAGGCAGAAGAAGGTGGCATGAGCAATGGTATGTCCAATGCTTATCGCCGTAGTTACGATAACAGAAGTTATGATGGAATGAGCAACAGAATGATGCCTGAATGGTCTTATGATGGTATGTCGAATGACGGAATGTCAAACGATGGTATGAGCAATGCTCGCCGTGGTCGTGATGGCGATAGTGACGGTCGATATAATGAAAGTAGGGATAACTTTCGTAATAGTCAGGATAGAGGACAATCCTACGAAAACAGTTACGGGTACAGTAGGGACGCCTCAAAGAAAAAGATGGTACAAAAGTTAGAAACTCTTATGGATGACACAATGTCAGAACATGAACGTCAGGCTATCATGGACTGCATCAACAAAATCAAATAATGAAGATTGAGGGCGTGCATTGACACGCCCTCTTTTGAGGTGAATTATGAATATACAAGACATCAACAGAACAATACAGGAACTAAAAGATGATAGCACAACATTTGAAAATTGTGAGAAATTGGCACACCTCTATATAGTCAAAGAGCATATGAATAATGCAGAAGAGGAGTACGAGGATATATTACCGCAATACGTCAAATATATAGGTATGAAGCGTAGGTATCAGTTGGGAGAAATAGCAGAGCAGGCAATAGAGAAGCAAATAAAAGCGGTGTGTAAAGAAATATCAGAATTTATACACACTCTTTATACAAGCACAGATATGCCAAGTGAACGAGAAATGATTAAATCTATGATTGATGGTTTACAAATCCCATGATACGTTATATAATGTATTAAAAAGGAGGTGCTTATAATGGATTGGAAACAGAAATTATCAAGCAGAAAATTTTGGATATGTGTAGCCGCTTTTCTTGGTTCAGTAGCAGCCAGTATCGCAGGACTGTGTACATCTAATCAGATAGTAGCAGGAATTGGTATTGTATCTGGTGTTTTATCAGCTGCCATTTATGCTTTTTGTGAAGCATGGGTTGATAAGAACGCAGTAAAAGAGGATAAGTAATGGCATATACTGATGATTCATTCTTTGCAAAGTTAAAACCTTATGTTATAGCAGATATGAGGTCATCTAATATCCTTGCTTCTCTTACTGCCGCACAGGCTTATATAGAAAGCAACAAGGGTAATAGTGGACTTGCAGTACAATGTAATAATCTGTTCGGCATAAAAGGGCAGTACAACGGTCAGTCAAAGAAATTCTGGACAACAGAGTATTATAATGGCGTTGCTTGTAAAGTACAGGCAGACTTTAGAAAATATCCAAGTTGGGCAGAATCAATCGCAGACCATTCAAGTCTGTTCAATAGACTTGCCAGATATAAGAATCTTCGTGGTTGTAAAGATTATAGAGAGGCTTGTATCAATGTAAAGAATGATGGATATGCTACATCACCTACCTATACACAGACCCTTACAAAATGTATAGAACGGTTCAAGTTATATCTTTGGGATGCAGAAGTTACAGGTGTTGTAGATACTTCAACGAGTACAATAAATGACACACCAACACTTCGCAAAGGTGATAGAAACGCTTATGTACTGCATTGGCAGAAGTTTCTTAATCTTAACGGTTATCATTGTGGATTAGAAGATGGAATATTTGGACCAAATACAGAGTACGCAGTTAAACAATGGCAGATGATGCACGGTCTTAAAGCAGACGGTATCATAGGGCCAAAAACATGGGCATCAATAGGTGTTAATTAAATGGATAATTTAGCAACAGAGATTTTACGTGAATTAAAACTACAATGTAGGCGATATTTTATCATGATGATAATAGCACTGGTACTTCTTTTCGCCAGTAATATTGCTTGGTTGTATGCGTGGAATCTCCCAGACAAAGAAATATCAGAATCTTATGAACTTTCTGGTCAAGATGATGCTAACGTAGTTTACAATGACAGTGGCGAGGTACAGATAGATGGCGAAAATTAAAGTAAAGAAACGTACAGTATCAAGGGCAAGTAGTAGACCAAGACATAAAAAGAAGAAATGATATTATCAAATTTCACCACACCGGAATTAGATTATCTGAAGGAACATTGTAATTTTGTTGGTAAAGAGAGTTTAGTTTTCGACTTACGAAGTCAAGGTGCATCGTTAATTGATATATCATTTATTCTTAATATATCAATAGATAGTGCAAAGAAATTAAGCCAACGTGTTAATAGAAAGATAATCAAGGCACTTTAGCACTTATCTTGTAAGATGAGTGCTTTCTTATATGATAGAGTGCAGACAGAAAGAGGTGAGTTGAAATGGATATGGATAAGTTTTACAAATTACTTACTAATGATGATGAGATTGCAGACATTCCCATACTTTTTATATTCAGAGTAGCGGTGAAAGCGTTTGAAATTCTTAATTCTGGTGAGTGTAAGTACGAATTAGAAGATATATAATAATAAGAAGTCAGTCTGATTTATCAGGCTGATTTTTTTATGTCTTGACAAAATTGTACGATTGATATATAATGTTCGCAGAACAAAAAACATTGATTTGGAGAACAACATGATTAACATCGACATTAGAAAATCGAATAGAGCAAACGGCGACTTCTCGATGTTCATATCTTTTCCATATGATACAAAGATTATAGATATTATCAGAGAGTTTCCAACAAGATATTGGAATCCTGATGAAAAAGAATGGGAGATACCGGCATTACAGATTGATAGACTGATGGATAAATTATCAGATTATCCTGTCGACTTAACTGGTCAAGAACTTCTCGTTAAGGAAGAGATAGAAGCACCAAAAGAGTTTACATATAAGACAAAGCCATTTAATCATCAGATTGTAGGCTTTAATTTTGGTCTGAATCATCAGAACTGGTTGCTTGGTGATGAGCAGGGTCTTGGTAAGACAAAGCAAGTTATCGACATAGCAATAGCCAAGAAGTTGATGTATCATTATGAACATTGTCTGATAATATGCGGTGTAAATGGACTTAAATGGAACTGGCGAGAAGAAATAAAGACTCATTCAAATGAAGAAAGTTATATTTTAGGTCAGAGATTAAAGCGTGGTAAGATAACAGTAGGTTCTACTAATGATAAGATACATGATTTAGATATACTTCTGACTTCACCAGAGACGATTTCAGAGTACTTTCTTATAACTAATGTAGAATCTTTGCGTAATGATGATATAGTCGCTAAAATAAGCGAATTATGTAAAAATAAGAGCATAGGAATTATAGCGGCTGATGAAGTACATAAGATGAAGAACCCGACAAGTCAACAAGGTAAAGGATTTTTGAAGTTAAATTCTGAATGTAAGATTGCTATGACGGGTACACCTCTTATGAATACGCCACTTGATTTGTTTATCATTCTCAAATGGTTGGGATATGAAAAACATTCTTTCTATGCTTTTAAAAATCATCATTGTGTAATGGGTGGTTTTGGGGGATATGAAGTCATCGGATATAAGAACATGGGTGAACTTCAAGAACAATTAGATACTATAATGTTACGGCGATTAAAAGAAGAAGTATTAGACTTACCAGAGAAAACATACATAGATGAGTATGTAGAAATGAAAGGTAAGCAAGAACAGATATATAAAGAAGTAACGATGGAGATAAAAGCAAATATAGACCAAATCTCTATCGCACCTAATCCTCTTGCAGAACTTATTAGGATGCGACAAGCAACAGGATATACAGGTATTCTTTCTTCTACTATTAAAGAGAGTGCAAAACTTGATAGAATGGAAGAACTTGTAGATGATGCAGTAGAAAATGGCAAGAAAGTTGTAGTGTTCAGTAACTGGACACAAATGACAGATGTGATTATGGATAGATTATCACTTAAAGGTTATGAGCCAGTGATAATAACAGGACAGACACCTGATGTATCAAGACAAGCCTACATAAATTATTTTCAGAATGAAGATAAATGCAAGGTAATGATAGGTACGATTGGAGCACTTGGTACTGGTGTAACATTGACTGCAGGTACAGTAGAGATATTTTTAGATGAGCCATGGAATAAAGCACTAAAAGACCAGGCAGAAGATAGATGTCATAGAATAGGTCAGAATAATAATGTTACCATATACACGTTACTTACTAAAGATACTATAGATGAACGCATACATGAATTGGTAGAAAGAAAAGGCGCTTTAAGTGATGCTATTGTAGATGGCAAAATCACTCAAAATAAAGCAGAACTCTTGGAGTTTCTATTATCATAGAAAGGAGGTTTATATAATGGCTGAAAGAACCAAACTTCTTACAATAGAAGAAGTAGCCGTATCTGTTGGTGTTTCTGTACAGACGATTAACATCTGGTATAGATGGAGAAAGCAGAATCCTAAACACGAAAGAGCAAAGATGTTACCTGAACCTATACAAGCAAAACCGAGACAAACGAGATTTTGGGAACCGCAAGACGTTATGAAACTTATAGAGTTTAAGAACACAGTAAAAGTTGGCAGAGATGGAATCATGGGTGCAATCACCCAGAAGTACGTGAAAAAGGAGAAACAGTAATGGCAGGATTAAAAGATTTAGTACCTTTGTACTATGATAACAAACAGAACCTTGACTTTTATAAAAAAGAATGTGATGCCCAGAACGCAGAGATAAAGAAGATAATGGCAGAACAGGATGTAAAAGATTTTGAAGTTGACGGTATTGTAGCAAAGTATGTCATTCAGAAAAAAGAAAGCATGGATGAAAATGCTTTACTCAAACTTCTGAAAGAAAAAGGCTATACAGATGTTATTAAGACAAAAGAGTATGTAGATATGGATGCTCTTGAAAACGCCCTTTATCATGATGCTATAGATAAAGATACTATAGTAGCAATGGATAAGTGCAGAGAAGTTAAGGAAGTAGTACAGTTAAGAGTATCAAAAAAGAAGGTGAAGCAGAATGACGATTGATCCATTTTGGGCTGGTGTGCTTTTTACAATATTTTTAGAATTGTTAGCACTATTTATACTGGCACTAATCAGAACACGCAAATGAAGGAGAACAGAAAATGAAAGAAAGTAAAGCAATACCTCTTACTATCAAGGCTACAAGCAGAGTAGCACTTAAAATCAAGGACAATTTTTATACTGTCGAATTTACAGAAGAAAGAGCAATACCCGATGGAGATGTAGATGTAGCGTTTGAAAGACAGGCATTATGGGATGATGTAAATAAGACAGTAGATGACCAGTGTGAAGAAATATTAAAAACATTCAAGTAACCTGTTGAAAACATCTATTACTTATGATAGTATGTGAATGTCAGAACGTGTGTTTTTCATGACATATATTGTTCCTTTCAAGCAGTTGGTTGATATGCCGGTATCAATCAATGATAACTACATATCGACCAACGAAGAGATTAAACTCTTATCTGATGTAGCCGGCACTACAGAAGATAAGAGTTTTTCTATCAAGGAGTATAAATATGACAGATAGAGATTTTAAAGGTGTATGGATCCCAAAAGATATATGGTTAAATAAAGAACTTTCGATGATAGAAAAGGTCATCCTAATAGAGATAGATAGCCTTGATAATGAATATCATTGTATAGCCAGCAATGAATACTTTGCAGAGTTTTGTAACTGCGGTGTATCTACAGTCACAAGAGCCATAAAACATCTGAAAGATTTGAATTTTATAAGAGAATTAGCATATGATGGTAGGCATAGAAGATTGAGCATAGTCAAAATGATTAGTCAGACTAATCAAAATGACGAGTCTGACTCATCAAAACGACTATCTAATAATAAAGATATTAGTACAAGTAATAAGGATATTACTATTATAAATAATAGTAATACCGAAAATGACTTCCTCGGTCAATTAAAGCAAAAGAAAAAGAAATCACTTTACGAAAAATGTTATGACCATATATTAGAATTTACAAATAATGTAGGTCTTATAGATGCCCTTAATGATTATCTCAAAATGAGATTGCAGATGAAAGATAAGCCACTATATGAAAATAGTTGGAAGGGTATGTTAAAGAAGTTAGATAAAATGGATAATCAAATAGATGTAGTCAATACATCTATAGAGAGAGGCTGGGCTTCATTCTTTGAACAAAAGACAAAGGGTAAAGAGAAGTTTGGCGAAGATGATAGTATAAAATCTGTGAAAGGAGAATTTATAAGCAGTGGAGAGACGTTCTGATTGTTGGTATCGTAGAGTCTGTCAAGAGCCATGCACTAACTCATGTGTACGTTATTTAGAAATGTCAGAATTGATGGACACAAGTAATATACCTAAAGCAAAACAAATACCTCAAAGTCTTACTGCACCTAAGTGTGACAAGGATGCTTTTATACAACTTGCGGGTATTAAAAGTAACATAGTAGAGTTTGTAGAATGTGGTGAGAATCTTTATATTGCCAGCAGAATAACAGGTAATGGTAAAACATCATGGGCTATAAAACTTATGCTAAAATATTTTGATGAGATATGGGCAGGTAATGGATTTAGAACAAGAGGTATATTTATTCATGTGCCGACATTCTTATTAAAATGTAAAGACTTCAATAATAAAGATGAGGCATTTGAAGATATGCGTAATAAATTATCAACCGTAGATTTAGTAATATGGGATGATATAGCAAGTACTGATGTAAGTGCCTATGATTATTCGCAACTTCTTATGTATATAGATAACAGACTATTTAATGGCTTGTCAAATATATTTACAGGCAATTATGATGATAGAGCAAGTCTTGAAAAAAGATTAGGCATGAAATTAGCAAGTAGAATATGGTCAGATACTACACAAGTAGTAGTATTTAAAGGTGGTGATATGCGTTGATGATACAATTACAAGTGTTATCGAAGATACTTCAAACGGGTAATAATGACATTGTAGAAGATAACCTACTTGATGAAAGTTATTTTACAGGCTATGAAGATGAGTTTAACTTCATACAGAGTCACATAAAAGAGTACGGTAACGTACCAGATAAAGCAACATTTCTTGGTAAATTTCCGGATATAGAACTTGTGGAAGTAACTGAAACTGACAGATACTTATTATCCACATTAAGAGAACAGAATTTATATAACAGAGCAGTACCAATAATTCAGCAAAGTGCGAAGTTATTCAAGGCTGATTCAAATGAGGCAGTAGAATATCTTCTTAATGCTATAAAGACACTACAACCTAACTATGATTTAGGTGGTACAAATATTATAGCAGATGCACAAGAACGATATGACCAGTATATAGAACGTAAAGACCATCAAGAAGATTGGTACTTCACAAGTGGATTTAATGAACTTGATGAGATACTTCATGGCATACAGAGAGAAGAGGAGTTGTTTGTAATATTTGC